CGGCGCCGGTATTCCTTCTCCTTGGCCGGATACCGGCTTTCGACGTGGTTGCCCGCCACGTCGGCGTAGACCAGCGTGAGCGCCAGCAGCGTATGCCACTGTTTCAGCGCCGGCGTCACCACCACGTTGCGCAGGGTGAGCCCGGCGTTCCGCCCGCCCGGCACCTGGCCGGTGCGCCGCACCAGAAACTCCTGCAGCTCGATGCCGATCTCGGCCGCCGCCAGGGCCAGCTTGCGGTCCAGATCGACCCGCTCGGCCCCGGCGACGTCGAGGATGCTCGAATCGTAGGCGGTGAGGTCCTCGATCCCGGAGATGGGTCCATCGGTGAACAACGGCATGGCAGTGTCCTTCCGGGGCCGCTAGCTCGTGCGCTTGGACCGCGACTCGCCCTTGGTCTTGCCCCGCCACTCGGACTCGGGAACCACGGCGATCTTCAACTGGTTCACCGCGGCCAGCTCCCGGGCTCGCTCGGCGGCGGCCTTCTGTTCGGCCCGGAACGCCTTGGCCTCTTCGTCGGCGGCCAGCCGGGCGCGCCCTTCGACGATCAGCTTGGCGGCGACGCGCCGGGGCACTTCGTTGATGACGCCGGCCTTGCCGCCATCGGGGGTTTCGCAACTGACGACGCAAACGTCGCCGTCCGGCAATTGAGCTTCGATCTCGTGGATCTTGCGGTAGTAGACTTTCAAATCCATCTTTCGTTTTCTCCTCGAGGGCAAAAATGAAAGAGTCCCGGAAGCCGCTTCCGGGACCCTCTCGAATCGAGCCTCGCCCGGCTATCAGGTGACGACGTGCACGCCGAACTCGTTCCGCAGCACGCCGACGCCGTAGAGCACGTCCACGGTGAACTGCTGGGCGAGCGTGTCCGGCTGGTAGCTCATCAGCACCCGGATGCCGAAATTGCCGAGCTCGGCGTACTCGGCCACGGCGCCCGTCCCCGGCAGAGGCTGGGGCAGCCGCCGCACGACCAGGCCGATGGCGTCGCGGGCGAAGGCGAGGTTGTGGGTGGCGACCGGTGCGCTGCCCGTCTTGGCGACGAACTGCGACCGGAAGACGTAGAAGTCCTTGATCTTGCCCACGGTCCCTTCCACCACCGCCCGCAGGCCCGCTTCGCCGGCCGTCTGGAACTCGCTGAAGCGCTGGATCTGGCGCAACTGCGAGTAGGTGTCGCCGTCCACCACCAGGTACTTCGACTGGCCGGCCGGCACCTTGGCGTTGAACAGCGTGGTCTCGGCCTGGTCCACCACCGACTCGGTGATCGCCGTCCCGGCGGAGCCCACCGACGGGTTGGCGGTGAACTGGGAATAGAGGTTGAGCAGGTCGGATTCGATCTTCTCCGCCAGGGCGATCACCGCCGGCTCCATGTAGAGCCGCAGCAGCTCCGGAACGGCCAGCACCTTGGTGACGTCCGGGATCTGGAAGGTTGCTTCGGCGTGCGTGTTCAACACGATCTGGGCGTTGCCGAGGTTCGGGTTCTGCGCCGTGACGGCGCCGCCCTCGGCCAGGTTGTTGGCGCTGAGGCTCGGGGGAATCGGTACGTTCACCGTATCGCCCGCCTGAGCCAGCACCGGCTCGTAGTTGCGATTGACCAGGTTCCCCATGACGAGGTTCCCCATCAAAGCCGGCAGCGCGTCAGCCGCCACCAGCTTGACAATCGCGTTGGCAACGTTGGCAGTCGTAATGGCTCCCATGTTTTCTCCTGTTGTGGTTTAATCCGGCGAACGAACGTTCGCCCCTTGAAGGCCGCCGGCTCGCCGCCGCCTAGGGGCTCGGGCGGGACGGCGACCCCGTGAAGCTCGTTTCCTGGGTTTCCGGGTCCCGGGCGGGGCGCGGTCAGCGTAGGCTCCGGGCGATGGCTTGGGCGATCTGCTTCCGGATCCGGTTCAGATGCTCGGGGTCCATGCCCGGCTTGATGGCGTCGAGGCTGATCGGGGATTCCTCGAGCCCTTCGGAAGCCGAAGCCGCCCCGCTGCCTCCGGGAATCCGCGCCGGCAGCAACTCCGGGTTCTCCTTGGTGAACTTGGCCAGGTAGTCCTGCAGGCTCATCTCGCCGCCCTCGGTGCGGGCCACCAGACGGCCGTCGTCGGTGCGGTAGATGTCGTCCTTCACCGCCCGGTAGCCCAGCTCGACTTTCGTCACGCCCAGGCGCCGGAGCTCGTCCCGGATGGCCGCGCTGCGCTCGGCCTCTTCGGCCAGGCGCCGGCTGCGCTCGTTTTCGGCGATCAGCTCGTTGACGCGGCGCTCGAGCTGCTCCCGCCGCCGGCGCTCCTCGACGAGTTCGGCCTTGTAGGCGGGTTCGGCCTTGGCCTTCTCGGTGGCCAGGTACTCTTCGATGGTTTCGCGAATCAGGGACCGCAGACCCGGCCCCTGCTCCTCGGTGGTCTGGATGATGTCTTGATTCTCTTGCTCCATGTTGGGTCTCCTTGGCTAACTCTCTGTGGGTGCTTCGGAAGCTTCGATCTCGCGGGCGATGCGCTCCTTGACCTCCTGGCTGACGTCGCACAGGTACTTGAAGGCCAGCTTTTTGAAGACCTGCTCCCGCAGCGTCGGCGAGGCGATGCCCAGGTTGAGCAGCCGCTCGGCGTCGTCCAGGTCGCTGCTGAAGTCTCCGATGTCGAAGTCGTCCAGGCCCGAGACGTCCACGGTGACGTCGTCCTCCCGGACGGCCACGATGGCCCGCAGGATGGTCTTCATCATGTCCTTCACCACGTCGCCGTAGGCGCGGAGCACCTCCTGGGTGATGGCGAAGTCGCGCTGCTTGCTCAGCCCGGACTGCAGCGACCGGCTGGAGAACGATCCGCCGGCCTGCGATAGCAGGTAGCAGACGCGATACATCTCTTCCTGGAGCCGCCGCAAATTGTCCGCCGCCACCTGGAAGACGCGGCCCTCGGGCTCGGTCCATCCGAAACGGTCTTCCGGACCGAGCTGGATGTAATAGGACTCGCCGACGATCTGGTTCCACTCGCGGTCGGTGTAGACCACCGGCATGGCGAACAGGCCCATGGTCAAGGCCCAGGAGAGGGCGTTGGACTTGTTGAAGTGCTCGAGCTGCAGCGACGCCGCCTTGTTCATCAGCCACAGCCCCTTGGGCACCTCCATGCGGAAGAGCGGCACCCGGCGCAGCGTGGCCAGAGCGTGCGGCCCGGAGGCGGTCTTCTGGATGACGCCGGGTTTGGCGCCGCCGGATTCCTGGGCGTACTGCTCGAAACGCTCGCGGTCGTAGTAGGTCCACTGCCGGATGCGCTTCACCTCGCCGCCCGGGTCTTTGCTCACCCGGCGCTCGGTGCGCACGACGACCCACTCGAAGTTGCCCTGCTCGTCCAGGCTCCAGTTGGTCACCTGCTCGGGGGAGTACTCGACCAGGTAGGCCCGCGAGGCGCCGCAGGCCTCCTCCTCGGCGCGGGTGCCGGGCCGCTTCCCGGTCCGGGGGAAGTCGATGAGCACGTAGCTGGAGCCGCACACCAGCGTCTCGATCAGCCGCCGCTTGAAGAACTCGGTGAGGCTGGAGCCGCGCTGGTCGCAGTCTTCGGTGAACTTCGAGAGGAACCGCCGTCCGATCTCGTCCTCGCCGCCGGTGATGACGATGGGCTCGCGGCGGAAGAGCGTGGCCGCGTACCAGTCGATGATCGAGCCGATGTAGTTCTCGTAGTAGACGCGGCTGAGCCGTTCGTTGTAGACGTCCACCGGCTCCCGCTGCCGGGGCGTCAAGTAGAACGCGGCGTTGGCCCGCATCTGCTCGCCCCCGGCGTAGAGGTCCCGGTACATCCGCCACAGGGCCTTGCTGGCCGTGTAATCGGGATGCTCTTTGTCGATGCCGTTCACTGTCTGTCGCCTCCCTGGTTTGCGTCGCTGTTCAAATCGGCAGCCGCCTCTTCTGTTCGCCGAACTCGCGCCGGCCCTGGATCTCCTGCCAGACGAGGTAGCCGAGAGCGTCGGAGAGGTGCGTCCGCCGCGGATCGCGCTCCTTGTCGATCACGCTGCTGTTCTCCTTGTAGACAACCTCTTCGAGATCCCGGATCAGCTCCCGGCACCGCGGGTGGATGAACATCCGGACCTCGCCGGCGGCGTTCTTCAACGCCCCGTTGACCGCCGCCACCCGGTCCCGCACCCTGGGGTTGGCCCGGGGCACGACGACGCGGACCTTCTTCATCCCCGCCCGGGAGAAGAAGCGCCGGATGATGGCGTAGTCGGTGGGCCCGCTCGTCCGCGAGTGATCTCCGCTGGCGTCGCCGTAGACCGTCACCCCCTTCTCGTGGCCGCCGTAGCGGCGGTGGAACTCCTCGCAGGCCTGTTCGGTGCCGGCGCGGCTCAGGACGATCTCGTCGAGCACCCGCACCTCGCCGTCGGAGACCTGGGCCACGATGCTGCACATGGGATCGACGTTGAAGTCGAGCGCCCACAGCAGCTTCTTTTCCGGATCCAGCTCCACCGGGCAGACGTGCTCCTCGCGGCGGAACGGCTCGTAGACGCGGCCCTGCTCGATGTTCAGGTATTCGCCGAGCACCTCCTGGCGGAAGAACCTTTCGTCGTAGGTGTGCCGCAGGCGCTCGTAGAAGTCCGGCACCTTTTCGAGGATGTGCCGGTTCTCCATGGGCCTGGCCAGGACCACCGCGTAGTCCGGCGCCGGGTTCTCGACGAAGCGCCGGTAGACCCAGTCGTGGCCTTTCGGGGTCCAGACGGCGAAGCCCGAAAGACGCCGGGC